GATAAGTAGAGTGAGTAGTGCTGCTGCTCCTACCCCTCTATATCGTTCTAAATCTTCTACTGTGTTGGTCATAAGTCACTTTGTTGTAATTGAATAATAGCTAGTTCTTTGAACTTAGCTAAGGCTTTCTTTTGTGTTGGGCTAAATTGGCACTTGATACCTACTGAGTTCAAGAATATAACACAGTCAGCAACGTCAGATGTTCTACGCATCCATAGTAGGAATGCTTGTTCAACCATCATCTCTTTTGCATTAAATGAGTACAGTGCTGTATAAGCCTCTAGTACACGTTTACCGGCTTCGATATCATTAGTGACACCATCGAGTATCGCAACTGCTTTAGCCTCACCACATGGCGCAGGTTTGCGTTTAGGGTTAAGTTTCTTGGTTGGTAAATACCGGTTCATCAATGCACCGGATAAAGTAGGTAATCCAGCTATCGTATCGACTCCATCACCCATAAGCATTTGATGCCAAAACCAGCTTGTACCTTCGCCTACGAGCTTTGGTGTTACATTGCCTACATCTCTATACTCTGTGTGACCATACCCGTCTACGAGGTACATACGTCCATCTTTGGGGTCTGCGTGCCAACCCATTGCCATCCATAAATCTTTATCACCTGACATAATTACTGAGCTTTCTAAACCAAATTCAGCTATACGAGCTTCTTGCATCTGTGTCAATGAATCATCAGCCTCTTGTAGCATATTAACTACCGGACTAACTATATCTGTTTTGTAACTTGCTAGGAAATTACGTAATATCCCCGCACGTTCTCTGCGTTCTAAATTTCCTTCTGACCGTTTCTCTTGGTACGGTTTAACTGTCGCCATCTGTGTGCGACCACCCTTCATACCGACTGTGATATGGTTGTTGACGAATTTGGCTCCAACTAGAAGTCTCTTGACTCTAATATGGCTCTTGAGAGATTGAATATTCTCCCCAATTGTTTTATCTAACCAAGCACATTCATAACACGCAAAATCAGCGTCGTACTGTAAGACACGGTTAGGTACTACTTTGTTAATGATTACTTCTTCCGCACCTGTTGCTACTTGTGCTGCTATTGCTTTTACGTCTAACATACTACCCTCAAATTAAAGGTGGTCCGAAGACCACCATCATTACTAAAAGTTAGGTTCACCATCAGTGATACTTGGCATACCATCGTTAGCCTCTGCATCACGTTCTGTGGTGTCAAGTGGAACTGCTGGTGCATCACCCAAGTCAATATCTTCAACATGGAAGAGTGACTGTGTGTGTGAACCTTCCCACTGTGTGTTCTCCATGATACGCATTTGGTCAAAGTTAAGTGACTCTGTAGTCTCATTATCTTTACCAGCATTCTTGGTGTATGTACCATCGTTTTGGATAGATGCCCACATAGCACGAATCATGTCGTCAGAAACAGTTTTGTTTTCCCAAAGGAATAAACGCTGCTTACCGACTAGCTCTGGAACATTAACATCAACCATGTCACCATCATCATTTTCACGACAAGGTGCTTCATAGTTGTCAAGGTTAGCATAAGTCTTTTCTGCTGGTGTGCCAGCCCCTACAACATTCAATGTCACACGTGCTTTGAATGGCTTGTTGAGTAAATCAACGAACGTCTTAGCTGAACCACCTGTAGCTGCATTAAGTTGCTTGAATAACTTCTTATAGTTGGATGTGGCTTTAATACCCTTATTGAAGTAAATCTTAACTTCATGTGGTACAAGCTTATCTCCCATTTCGTACATGTGACGCTTATGAAGTAGCTCAATAACTAAGTAGCCCTTCTGTGACGCACTGTAACCTTTAGCAATACCTGTTGCATCTGGGTTAAATTTACCTAGCTCAAGATACTCTCGTACACGGCCAAGTGTAGCACCTGCAACTGGTACAGGGCGTTTGAAATCACCCGAGGAATCAACTGATGTGTTATCTGATTCTACGGCTGCTGCTGATATTGCAGCGAAATCTAATACTGGTACTTTAATTTCTTCTTCCATTACTTTGTTCCTAATGTTGTACTGTCATAGTGAATAAATCAGAACCAACCTCAGTCTCTGCTGGGAATGGTACTGTTACGTTTAAATTTGGGTATGCTGCATTGAATACTTCTGGTACTGTCTCAAGTATAGCGTGTACTGCTTTGCGTACAGGTGCTAGTAACTCGTCGTTCTTACCGTCTAGTAACAAACAGTCATGTACTGTGTTTATTAATAATACTAATCCATCGAAACCATCGTTGGCTACAAAGTATCTCCATACAAGACCTAACATGGTCTGCATCACAAAGCCGCCTTCTCCCTGCATTGGGTAGTTCTTTCTTTCAGTAGGTGAGAAACCTGTGTACTTACCTTTCTTATGCAAGAAATCTGGGGTGATTGATTCTTTCCACTTGTATATAGTACCAGTAGGACTATTCCAAGTAGACATTTTCTGAGTAAACGCAATTCCGTTATGGAACAGTTTTTGGTCAGTACGTCTTGCATTATCATTGATATGGACTGCGAGTAACTCGTCAAACGTTTTGACTGTCGGATAGAGAGTTTCCTCTGCTTGAATGAGTAACTCAACATCATTCTTTGACATTCCTGTAGATTCAACAATAGCTGGTACTCCTGCGCCATAGGCACGTTGAAAGCTAAACTCCTTTGCTCCTGTCCTACCTGCCATATATGTTGCATCATGTTCTACCTTACATTTACGAAGCACATACTCATATGGCTCGTCTAGTTTCTTGGATAGACGTTTACAATGAAAGTCTACACGGTTTCTTAAATCTTCACATAGTTGTGGGTCGCCCGTAAGCATACCTTGTATCACAACCTCAAGTTGAGAGTAATCAATCTCAGCAAGCTTACCTTCTTCACCGAATCGTGATGTAAACATCTTCTTTACATTAGATGTATCACCACGTGGTATGTTCTGTAAGTTGGGATTGCTACTACTCATTCGAGCAGTGACCGTACTGGTGTGGTTAAGCTGGTGGTGTATGATTGAATCTTCACCAAGCAACGTTAACATACCCTTACGTGCACCTTTATTATCTTCAACCCAGTAGTATGTACTTAGGTCTTTAGCACTTTTTGTGTACTGAGTAAGCGCGTCAGTAAACGGGACGCCTCGTTTTGCGAGTTGTGATATTGTCTCCGCGTCAGTTGAGTAGAGAGGGCCACCTTTTGCGTCGGTGGACTTGCCCACCCACTTTGGGTTAGGCTTAGTGTAACCATCAAAAGTAAAGATATGAGGCTTAATACTACCTTTCGGCTTGGTACAGTCGTTGACTTTGACATTCTTAAATTTCCCTAGACCTTTGTTTTTACCAGACTTGTATATCTCTTGTGTAATATAGAACTTACCATTATGTTCGAATCCATTACATGACTCTGATACTTCTACAATATATATAGTACCGGCCAAGATACAATCTGATGGTGCGATTGGGTTTGTTACTCCGAATATGTTGAATATTGGTTGTGCTTCATCTTTCTGCACATATACAGTATTACCATTTTCGTCGGGAGTTAATGTCCACTTACCGTAGCTCACTGAGCCACCGAAGATTAGACATGATTTCTTTTGTGTACTGCCCCAGCTAAATTCTAGCTCGGGTGGTAGTAGTGGTATGAAGTTATCAAGTGCCGCTGAACTATCAGCAACAACTTGGACCAACTTAGTGCGTTCATCTTCTGCAACTTGTTGGTTGATATACATGCCATTGTATTCCATCTCCGTCGTAGCTAGTAACCCGTCGAAACGAAAGGCTAACATCTTACGGAACTCTGGTGGACAATCTTCACGCATACGTTTGATTTGGCCTAACATTATTAGCCATGTGTTTTGCACATCACCAACTATCTCAGCACCATCACCGATTAGATACTCAGTCAATAGACCACGTGGAATCTCACTAGTTAAAGCACCGTTCTCCCACATTTCCTTAACTGCATCTATCTTACAACCACCACCATACTGTTCAGCGGTGTTGTTCATTGAACACATCTGTACGTCTTGAGCCATGCCGCCAAGCAAGAACTCTGCGTATTGTCCACAATATATGGTGACACCACGTTTAAATGCTGCTACTAAAGCAGGCTCACGCCATACCCATAGTAAATCGAACTTAATATTGAACCCATTTATTACATCACCTTTCTCAAGGCTGTTAATGATATCAATAGGTAACACTATGTCTCTGTGGTACTCTCCCCAATAACGTTCAATACATGGTCCGTTATTGAATTTGTATCCAAGTTGCACTACGTAGTTACGCTTGTCGAAGGGTCCAGCTAATCTTTTGTTGTAACGGTAATTCTCCGTCTCTAAGTCAAACGTAAATATCTTCATGCTACTTCTTAATCCTTAATCCAAATGATGTTAATACACTCACACCTAACCAATATTGGTAGAAGTCCGGCATAGTCGCTAATACTATGAAACCGTTTGCTATGTGTGGGGCCATTGGTGGTATGAAACAGCCTATTAAGGCTATTGATAAAATGAATGTCCAGTACTCGTCTTTCCAACTGTATCGCATACCTTCCGACAGAATGGTTTCTAATTCACCGTTCTTATCTTCTGCATTCATGATACGTTGTGTTTGTTGGGTACGGAGCCTTGTTTTGTTGTCGTTTCTCTTACCAAGGAAACCCGTTATGGGTGACACAATGGCTGAAAAAAATGATGCTATTGGGTTCATGGTACTTCTCCTATGTAATTTATTATACGCCCTCATAGAAGACGTATTAAAATTATATAGCGCACGCGCCTCCATCACAACCTTCACCGCGTTCTTCAACACCGTGAGTTGGTTGTAATTCGTCTGCACCGAATACATGGTCACCTTTACTTGAGTACAGCTTACCCACTCTGGGTGCTACGTACTTGAACCAGTGGTTCTCGTCCATACACTCAGGCTTCGATATTGTGATGCCATTGCGTGATACGGTGAGTCCATCGGGTGTCATGGTTAATTCACTAGAAGCCATTCAACTTACCTGTCCATCTGCCAACAGTATTCAATTCCATTGGTATTAACCGTGGTATCGAATCTAGTATGACTGAACAACCTAGTAGTGGCTTCTTCGGAAACAACCGACCGTAGGCAAAGGCCAAGGCTTTGGGGTCTATCAAGCATCCTGATATCATTGACCAATATAAGGCAGTAGTTGATGAACGGTACTGTATCTCGAATTTACCATGCTCATGGCCTTCTACAATACTACAACGTTCATGTGCTGCGTTATTCAATGTATCGCCTGCTGATTGATGCTGGAAGATGCACTTCTCACCGTTGGGTAACGTGACAACATGCCTACCCTTCCATTCCCAACCTAGCCCTTGCCCATCAGGGAAAAGGATTTCACGATATGACTTGATGTACTCGGTAGGTATACCGGACTTGAAAGCTCTACGGTAGATTAAGCTACCGTGGTTACTGTGACAGATATCCATCACCGGAAACATTCGCTCAAGTGCCTGTAACCATGTACGTGCTTTAGATAACTCAACACCAGCACTATCTAAGCTGGGGTCAGAGTCGTGCATAGACAAAGCATGTCCATCAGTCTCGTCACCAAGGTTGATAACACGTGTTGGCTTAATCTTAGCTGCTACTGCTGCCAAGAAGTCTAAAGCGTCAGGGTGGTGATACGGTGCGTGTTGGTCGGGTATACATAGAATGCGTCTATTGTTAACCTTAACCACCTCGTCTCTATCATCATCCGTCTTTGCCGGAGTACGTAATACAACGTCATTTCTAATCTTACGGTCCAGTACAGTTGTCCCTTGATAGGGTGTACCATCCCGCTTTGTTACTTCACGTAGTTGACGTCGCCAATAGCGCATCAACTGTTTTGATATATCACCACGACCAAGTTCAGATATAACTGCTGCTGCTGCCTTATCTGTCTTAGTACTATCAATAGCTGCCAGTACCTCGTCGTTGGTAAATAGCTTTCTTAGTCTGGACACTTCCACTTCTCCAATAGTGCTTTGCCTGTTATATGGGCTGCACGTTGTTCTGTTAACGGTTCATTACTAGTTCTAGTTAATGTCCCAAAATTGTCTCCAATAAATGTAGGTGACTCGTTTATCATGATAAATTGATTAAAGTTGTAATCAAAATAGTTAATGACTTGGTCGCGTGGACTTGTTGCTTGTTCTGACATACCAATAAGGTCGATATCATTAGCTAACTTGGTTACACCGTTTATCCGGTTGATAGGTGTAACGTCATCTTCTGAAAGGTAGGATTCGAACCAATGATTATCAATACCCATCATGTCCAATTGGTTCGTGATGCGGTCTAAATCATCCACAAATATGTCAACATCACGTGATTCTTTACCAAAGAATAGGTCACGTGGATGGCCACCTGCAATGATGTAATTAACACCAAGGTCGTCTAAAAGCTTTAGCAGTGCAGGTAGCTTAATGTTACTGGCTTCTAACTGCTGTAGTAGTAGTTCGATTGTAAGACTCATTAGCGTGTCTGCATTGTGAGGTCGATGTTCCTGTTCCTGTCTTTATCAAGAGCATCTTCCGCTTCCTGCGCTTTCTCAATCAGTATGGCAAGACAGTGTGCTGCTTTCTGCAACTGCTGTACCTCGTTGTCTTTACTACGTGTCATATACTTATTTATCTTAGTATAGACCGCTGCTTTAAGACCCTTGTAACCGAAGTTAGCAAAGGTCAATTCGAATGGTTGGATTTTAAGGTCAGTGTAATGTGTACCACCAACCTGTGTTTCTAATGCTTTACTCATTTGTAAATCGCCCTATCTGCATCCATTATGAAGGTTTCCATAATGTCTAGTTTACCGGCTCGTAATGATTTCTTCTTAGGCATACTAATGCCACGGCTATTGGGATTCAATTCATCACCATCATGACCAATCATTAAGATGTTGTCACAAGCACCCTGTTTACCTGTCTTCGAATCCTTGAGCATATGTTCTAATGGGTACAGTAAACCTGCTCCCTCATTAGATACTTGGCTTGTCGGGAATGTCGGACAGTCGTACTCTACACCTAGTTCACGGAACCATTTATACATCTCTTCAAGACGTTGGTCCTCACGTAACTCACGACGGGTCGGGAACTTAACATTGTCGAGCATATCAATGATGATAGCACCAACGGTTAAACCTTCTTCGCGTATGGATTCAAGTATGTCAGCTAGGAACAAGTTATTCTTACCATGTATATCATATACACGTAGTCTATCTTTGCGTCCCATAACTGCTAGGTATTCATCTTGTAATGTACCTGCTGTTTGTTTCTTGGATAACTCAGCTACAGTTGCTTGAAGTGCTGACTGCATCTGACGTTTCATGATACGTTGACGTTTGGACTCGTTGTTGAACCACACTATAATATCAGTGTCTTTCATATCTTGAGCCATTGCTACGTTGTTACATGTAAGGAACGTGGTCTTACCTAGTCCCGGCCTTGCACATACAATGGTTTGGTCACCACCTTGTAGTCGTCTGTATCGTTCGTTAAGTTCTGGTAAGCACCAACGTAGTCCAACGTTGTCGTCTACCTCTGCATCACAATCGTCCATATCTGCATACTCGTAAGCACTGCCACGTGTTAACTGCTCGTTAAGTACTTTAAGTTTAAAGGTGATTTCCTGTACTATGTCAATCTCTTCACCTGCATGGAACTCTTCAATAAAGTTAGCAACATCTGTCACAAACTCTAGCTCTAATAGTTGGTTTACTATGTTACTCTTAATACTATCTGGTACATCCTCTACCATATTTACTAAGACTCTGTTATAAAACTGAGTGTCGTCGTCTGACAACTTTCGGTGATACGACGTGAAGAATAGTGAGCGGAAGGAGTCGAAGTTAATACTAGCTTCTTCTGCATGGTCTTCAAAATAGCGGCCAATGTCCTTAGCCACTAACAACGTACGCTTGTTAAGTGCGTCTTTTGGTATAAAGCGCGATACTTTATCGTACTGGTCACGGTATTTGATTACACGTAACAGGGCTATATCTATCGAGGCCATGAGTCGTCGTCTCCTTTAAAGATTAGGTACATAGTTGCTATAAATATAAACGACATGACGATTGGTGTTATGTCCATTAGAAACCGCCTTTGCAGTCACGACAATCACAATCTAGTTTGTTCTCGATGAATACATCAATCTGGTCTTCTGTGTAACCAAATAGACGTCCCATCAAACGATTGTGTTCTGGTTGTGATTTAACTATTATCTTAGCATTATTAGATTCTAAGAACTGATAGCAATTAATAGGCTCCTGCGTCAACGCAAAGTACACGTTACCATGACGTAAGAATGAATACATACCAACACTACGTAATACCTTCGGGGCGTCACTGTGTGTTACTGGGAAGCTCCCAAGCGGCTTTGTTCCGTTAAGAACAAGCTCAAGCTCACGACCTTCATGTGGTGCTATTTCTTCTGGCATAATGTTGCCCTTATTTGTTGATTAGAGTAAGCTTTGGGGTCAAGCTCTGTGCGTATGTTGCGAGTTTCTGTAAGCATTGATACAGCCGTTCTAATGGTTTGGCTGCCTCGTATCCCCGCTTTGTCATTGTCATACCATAGAGTGCATACGCTAAAGTCTGACAATGTGATAACTTGTCTTGTATCTGCTTTAGTTCCGAGTAAGGAAATTGTGCAGGTGTTTGGTAAGTCAGACTCCCCAACTCGAATCGCTGACATGATATCTTCAACGACTGTAACTGACGTTCTAACTCCTGTATGCTTGATATGTTGGGATGCGAAGTATATACCTGTCTTATCCCGACTAGGTTGTAAATACTTTGGGGTCTGCCCTTCCCGTAATGCTCGACATTGATACCAGATAAGTGTACCCGCTTCATTGTAGACAGGTAATACAACCCTGTGCAAACGCGCTGAATATCCAATACCATATCTCTCACGGAGTTTGTTGGTGATGCCATTTGAGTAAAGCCAGAGTCTACCCTCCAAAGGGATATCTCTCGTGAAATCTTCTGGAAGAATGAGTGCTTCTCCCGTTCCATGCTGTAATGACTCATGGTTTAACCTCTTTAATTCTGCTATTGACTCAAGTGTTTGTTTACCTTTCATCTCGAATGGTTGGTTATCACAAGCAAAACAGAAACCTGAATATGCTTTTAAGTCATGACTAATCTTCATGGCGCGTGTGTTTGTTCCACCGCCACACTTGGGACAATCAACTCTGGTACTATGACCGAGTGGTAGCCGCTTTGCGTCCAATAACCACTGGTCCTTGTTCATGTAAGTCATGAAGTATTTCCTCCAATGGTTGCTGCTGGTTGTTTAACTCCGCTATGAAGTCACCGACTTCTTCTTCTGTGATTACGCTAGGTTGTTCTCTTCCGAACATGATAATATATTCCTGAGTGTGTCCAGAGTATTGTGTACTCTTTGTAGTTCCTCATTAGCAATCATAATGGCTATAAGGTCTTTCTCAGTAATACACTTAGTCTGGGTTGAGGTTGATTTAGTACTTTCCACAAGGGCTTGCCAAGTGGTGCTATTTAATATGCTATCCATGATAACACTCCAATGAATTAGGTGGTTTAACGTTGGCGCTCTAACGGCAAACTCATATGCTGGCGCATTTTAACGTCTTATCAGTGACGGGAATAAACCTTCCACGGTATTTTTGCTTTGTCGCCCAATTGTTTTCAGAGGTGTGGGACGTACAGCCCTTTTGCTTGCGCCCTCAATTAAGAGGGTCTTGTTAGGTTCTATAATCCTGTTACCGACGTCAGCAGGTTCTGCCGTAACTCTGTCACATGACCTTATCCTCAGTTGCTAGGTAGCCCTCGTTTAACGAGCTACAGGCTATGGGAGGTGGTGCATTTTACTGCACCCGCGAAAAGTGTTACACCTTAACGTATGTAACACGCTCATAACGAGCATATTTCTGATGTTCAAAGATAACATCAATCTTCTTTGCCGATTCAAAGATTACTTTACCGGCTTGCTTTAACTGGTGCATATCTATTCCTTAAATAGATGAAAGGTCTAAACCATCTACTGATGGTACGCTTGTATTACCTACTGCTTCATCAGGTACTTCGACCGTCGCTGAATCAGCTGGTACAGACGGTGCAGGCTTATCTAAAGCAGCAAGCATTTCTGCCTGTGTTGCTACGATAGCGGCATCAAATGTACCTTTGTTTACTTCGGCTAATAACAACTCAGTGACTTCACCAACTTGCTCATTACAGATAACTAATTTAGCTGCGCCTGTTTGTACAGCATCAAGTGATACTGAACGACGACCAAAAGACAGTTTAAGTCCTTGGGTAACTTCGGATTTAATCTTGTCACCATTACTAACTTTAACTACAGCACGTGCAGCAGTAATGTCTAAAAGGTGCAAAGGTGTTGCGCTCTTGCGAGATGCTGGCTTTGCTGCGAATACTGCTAAGTCTGATAAATTCATTTAATAATTACTCTGGTTAGGGTTGTGGCATTATTGCCGTTGGTTTAATGACAAGCACTCAGGGAAATGCTTGCGGTTAAACCTATTACATCTTGAACCACTCTTTAATAGGTGCTTCCATTGTACATTGTTGCCATATTGGTCCGTGTGGATTGGTTGTCACTAGCAACCGTTTGTAACCACGTTCTGTGTCTAACCAATAATAGCCTATGCGTTTACTGTTTAAAGTATCCACTTGTGCAGGTGTTGGGAAGTCCTCTAACTTCACCTTCCAACCTGCCTTTGTTTTAATTAATTGCATGGGTCACCTATGTTAACTCATGTACGACACTACTGTTACTGTTAATACTACTGCTATTAACCATATACATGTAACAGCTGTTACCCATATACATGTAACAGCTGCTTGTGTATACAAATTGTCATTACACGGCATGACGTACACTCCGTACTACTGTGACTGGCTTTGCATTAGCGCGTGTGCGCCAGTTATCTTTGATTGTTTTAGAAACACCATCACATTCTCTGTGGTGTGTCTCTTCGAAAGATGCTTGCATTACTGGTGCTTTAACTGATACTGCTGCTGTGACGTTTTTCATAATGGTACTCGATATATAAATGAATTGAGGCTTATGCCCATGTAATTGTTATTGCTATTACTACGATAATGTACACTACCCATAATGTATTTATGAAGTAGCGTGATGCTGTTTCACCAACGTTCTCATGCTGATTGTTATACATAGAACATTACTCTGATTAATATAAAACCAAACACGAAACAAAGCGTGTTTATTACATACGTACCTATTATTACTGATGTACGTGATGGCGTTGATTCTACTTGCTTGGTTGGTGTGAACGCTTCGAAATGTTGTATACTCTGCTTGGTTGCTTTCATAATATACTCGATATAATTGATTACCACACACCGGATGATGTGTGGTTACTGAATGTGTCTTACGAAAAGATGTAAGAAGACTGTAGTGCTTCTGATGCTTTGTAGCCATCTGCTCTACGGTTGTTGATAAAGTTGATTGGGTCTGCACCAATTGCTGTGGTGAACTCAGTCATTATATCATACTCATGTACTGCAACGAACTGTTCACGAATAACCTGTGCAGTTGCGAAGTAAGTACTTGGATGTGAACCAACTGAATCATGTACTGTTACAAGACTGTGGTCACAAGCGTTAACTACCATACGTAGGTGAGTTGAATCAACACTATGTATTAGGTTTGGAGCCATTGCACCACGTGTCTTGATTTCATCAAGCTTGACGTCTGTGTGTGGCTTTATGCAGTTAAAGTTACCGGCACGTACACGATGTTCTTCAATGTCTGTGTATTCAATATCACAAACAAACCCATCTGCTGATACCCATTGGACTGATGTTAAACCTTCTAGCATACTCTCTTCCATACGGCTTGTTATCGCGCTAGTGAACGATTTCACTGCTGCGGCCTTACTTTCAAGAGCTTGCATATACATCTCACCAATTTCATCTGCAAACTCGGTAGACTCACCATGCTTGATTAGAAACTTAGCTGTGTTGCGTTGAACAGTTGTTTTACCTGCCCCATATCCGACTATCATTACAGGGTTTTTAGCCATGTCACGACCATACTTTGCTATTAAAGCATGTACTTCGGCTGTGCTGTTATCAGCTGCATCCTTTGAGATGATACCATAGATATCCTGTGGTAAGTCAGCCCATGTTGAAGCAGTACAGTTAACAGACTCAGCTGTAACACGTGAACCAGTAATTGCGGCCATGTGTTGTAAACCGTTACACGTACCATCTTGGTGACACACTAAGTTTGAAGTTGCTGTAGCTGGGTCTATATCTAACGCGAGGATGCGCTTGATTTCTAGTATTGCTACAGTAGCTTGAAAGGTGTCCGCTTTCGGAAAGTGTTGGATTACATCTTCGAAGTCATTAATCATTCCGAAGTCTTGGTTGTTGACCCACTCGATGCGGTCATTTAATGATATCTTATCCATACCACATACATTTGCAGTGTGGACACAAATTGCTTTGAAACCATCTTCACCAAGTACTTTGAACTCAGCGAATTGGAAAGCAGCTTTACAGAAGTCAGAACCTTGTGGAGATAACACACCACCTCGGTAATACATTCTGCCACGCTTGTCCATTGTAATTGGGAAGAACATACCTGCACGTGTGCATTTACGCATCTCTTCCATAACGCGCTTATCCTCGGTAGTTACATCATACTCGGCTATGTTGTCTAACATCAAACGTGATGCTACCAACATGGCAGGTGATATAACAAACTCAACAGCCTGTAACTTGTTAACAGCTGATAATACAGCTGGTGCTATAGTAGACTGTTGTCCACCAGTTATTAAACGTAAGCCAGCGTTGTCACCAACACCCGTATTAGCATCAGACCAATCAGTTGGTTTATTTGTTAACGGCTTACACTTCATTGGAATCTTGGCACGAAGTTCATCAACAACTTCATTAACTTCAAGAGATTGCATATCAGTCAATTTGTGTATTTGGCTGAAACGTCCGTCATGCTCCATAGCAGACTTGGTAGACTTAATAACACTCAAGTTAATAAGCTCTTTGATGAAACGTTTAGCAATTGGGTTAACTGCTGCATACGTCCATTCTGCTTTCATCTCGGTCTTGGCCCAAGCTTGAAAGAGTGAGGTTAAACCAGTTGCGTTGGTATAACCGGATTGTAAGGTTGATTGTAACGTGATAAGCCACATTACATCGTTAAGGTCTTTCTCAACAGTGACCATCTCTTCACGGTTGTCTTTGAATGTTACCTTCACATCCTTCTCTAGTACCAAACGTGGCACTAATGATATTAAACGGTTAGTTAAAGTTTGTGCAGCTTGGTAAGTACCAATAGCTTCACGTGCGATTTCAAGTTGTCTAGCAACCTCTAGGTTAATTGAAGACTGTGTGTTTAAAGCATTAGAGATTGTAGAAGATAAAGTAGTCATTTGATTGTATCCGTTGTTGTTGGGCTTGATGCCCTTAGAAATCATTAAATTATGTAAGGCGAGAGCCGCGACTGCTTAGAAGTCACGACCCTTAAACAGTGCAATTGTTACAGGTCTGTATTACGTTCGGTTATTGAGTTATAACCCTCAACAGTACCAACTGCTGAATCATTATAACACTTAACTAACCACTTGATTAAACTCTTCATGACTTATACCCTACATTGAATGGACGACAGACAGCACGTACACTGTCCGGTTCTTGTTGTTCGTGGCAGTACTGGTTGAGTAGAGCATCTTGCTCCATTTCCTCAGCCCACACATCATTTGGTGACTCGTTAATGGACAAGTCATACATTGCCTGTCCATCTGCTGCTTGATGGTCAAAGGCGCGTACTGCTAAGAACTCCTTGATTGTTAAGACACTATCAATATAAGCATCTTCACAAGCAGCATCATCCATGTATTCTAAGTCCATGTTGGCGAAGAAGCTGTCCTTTTCACATGACATAGAGAAGTCAATCAAACCATCTCTGATTAACTCAGAACATATATCAACTAAGTGCTGAGTGTATTCTTTGGTTTGGTCAGTGATACCAGTGTTGACCATATTAGCTGCGTAACAACGTGTTACGAACATTTGTTGTAGTGGTGTCATTATAACACCATTCATTAGAAACTTACTCATACATTGCCTCACCATCCGCTACTTGGCGGTCACCTGACCTAATAAACTCACACTCACCTTCTGTTAGGTGAGGAAAGTGATGATGTATATCAGTACCACTTAGATACCACTCGGTGATAGCCATGTTTGTTACAGCTATCTCCATACTATTTACTGTGCCCAAATACGGGCACGTTCTAACAACTTTCATACTATACTCCTTGAACTAAAGTTAATGAAGATACTAACGCTGTGTACCGCTTTGTGACGGTGTGTGCGTTACTGTTACGACTTGATGTTGTGTACGGAACTGTTATGACAGCCTCAGTACCATTGATAGACTCAACAGTAAACTCAGCACCTACAAACATTGGTACGCCATTGTAACGAACCTTACTACCAACAACAACCTTGATAGACTCATAATGCTCAACATCATGAGCAGGTTGCTTACTAGATAGTGTTGGTGATACAACAGCCATTGCATCCCACTTAGCCTTGAGTTCAACAAGAGTAAGCTGTGTAGTTGGTAAGCAATCAATCGCATCGCTACGTAACCCACAAAAGTGTGAGAACATATACGCTGCGAAATCAGTACGTGATGCTATACCGTTAAGTATGCCTTCACGACTCGTACCTAACCAATAGGCACTGGATGAATCACTAAAGCTGTAGAACCAGTCAGCATTACATAGCAATGTATAGTACTGATTGAATGTAACAGGAGTAGAAGGAGTGATGTTGTCGATGTTGATGTAAGCCATGATGTATACCTATGATGTGAGTTGATTGATGAATTGATTGATGTACATGTGGATGCAAAAGAGACATATCTCCCCGCTTACCCACGTGTACTGTATGTAAGCTATATATGATGTTCACAACTTACACAAATAAGACAAAAACGCGAACGAAGTGAGCCTATGCTTTTAAAAAGACCCCGAAGGGGGAATCTCCTAAACGACACCATGACGGAGTACCACCTCGTATAATAATTTGATTTTACAAAATAGTGAATTGATGATTAGTTGATAGCATCATTGATAGTTGTCAATGTTCACCACAGTTGAGTGCATCTAACGTACGTCTTTAGGACTACTTTATGTTTTTGTACCGTAAGGATACACACACTCCTATATTATAGGGAGCTTTTTATGTAGTTGATTTATATAGAGTTTATTTAGGGTACTTTAGTCCATATGAGCTAAGGTTTCATCATCCCAGTCCTCAACATCATCCCAACCATCGTCAGTATCCACATCTTCAAGGTCCATACGACCAAGGAATAGTACACATGAGTCCAGAGCTTGCATATAAACCTTAGCTTGTGAGGTAGAGTAAGCGTAGTCCCACTCTAAGAGCTTTGAATGTAATATTGGATACGCATTCAGCATATGAACTATAACCGAACTGAGTACCTTAGAGCCGTTGTGTGTGGATGCAGTCTCCATTGACCGGATAACACCTTTAATAACATCATTACAATCAGCAGTTAGTACTTTACCGAACACTAAGTTGTTTACTTGATTAACTAGCTTACCGTGGCCGCGTGCCATTCTGGTTGCTTCACGTTTATCTTTAACTTCCTTACTGTATGTCTTAGGTACAATGTTCTTACCATACTTGATTAACATCTCTCTCTCGAAACGTGGGTTGTTTGGTTGTACTATTTCACTTGGTGCTATATATGCTGCAAATTGTTCTGGTGTCATGTTATTCTTCTAGTTAGTGATAGGCACTCTATTGCTAAAGTGCCTTATCTTATTAGAACGTTGAGTAATCGTAGTCTGGAAAGATTACTGTTGCGTCGGTTGCACAAGCTACTGGTACAGACGCATTAGAACCTGCGACTGAACTGTGTACCTTATGTACTAGACCTGTGTCCTTCTTCCAAGGCTGACCAAATTGGCTAGATACAAAGATAGCCATCTTGTCTGTATCTGTACCAGTCTCAGCAGCATCATTGTCTGCATGGTCAGTTACTCGAACGACAAGTGGACCACCTTGGCTCATTGCATCTGGTCGTGCTGCACGTAAGTTAACTGCGTTAAGTGCGTTTGGTAATTGTAGTACTGTTACTTCTGTGATACCTAGTGTGTTTGCCATGATTACTTACCTTCCTGTATTTTGATTAATTCGATGTATTTTGCTTCTAATGATGCGTTTAATTCATCACGTGTACTTTCTACGTCTAACTCTAAACCAACCTTAGCTGCTTGTTCTACTACGTCAGACTTCTTGCTTAACTTGGGGATACCTTCGGCTAATGCTTCCAGTTGTTCCGCTACACTAAGTTCTTTATCTTCAATCGCGTCTTCAATACCTGCTTCAATAGCGATGTTTTTGTTGATGTGGTTCATTACGAACTCAAGTACATCAACTAATGGGTCAGCCTTCTTTGGAAACTTACGAACGTAATTAGCCATTTTGATTAGCTCGGTTCGTAGTTGGCCTTGACAATGGTCAGGGTCACGCGGTAAATCACGTATATCTAAGCGTACTGTTTTATTCATTATCTCTTTCTCTTATTTTGGTTGGACAGTCTATTTGACATGTTACCTAACTGGTTTGATTGAAAGCCTATGTCTGCGCCCCATTCGGCAAAGAAGTCTAGGTTCTCGTCTGTGTCTTTCTGGTCCATACGGACTTTTTCATCTACGGATATCCTATCTACCCAGCGACGTACACTACCTGCTACAGCATCAATGCTGTCATCATGTATCAGTGAACCTCGTTCGCGGCTTATCTTAGCTACTTGGTGGAAGAACTTGTATGTTTCTTGTTGGTCAATTGGATATTTCTTAACACTGTCTAAGTCATACTGAATTATGTCTTCATGTACGATTAACTTGTGCCTAGCCATGATTGGCTCTAATACATCAATTATACGTAACTCTTTCTGTCCAGATTCCCATACGTCTTCTACACGTGGACACATTTCCATACCAGCCGATTTGTACTCGCGCTGTAGGATTGGTCGCCATGCGTGAGCGAATGCTCCGAAGCCGAAGTTCTTCTCAACATCAATTGAGTTAACACCATGCTTTAATGCTAATCGTGATAGTGCTTCATACTGTGTGTCACCATATCCACCAGCGAGTTTTAATATCTCGGCTAGGAATACGTAACCATGTAGGAAGTACGTCACGGCTGCTACCGTTTCATCGCCATTCTTACCACCACCAGCGGTATCCACGTACATATGCTTACCTTCGTATTCATATACTTGTTTGGACACTGTGAATGGCCTATAGAGGCGAGGTTTGGTCTTAAAGCCAGTTACTACTATTTGATTCTCTGGGCTTGGCATCCATGTAATTTCACCAGATGATTTATCGAGAGGGAAATTCATCACGATAAGGTTCTTGGTTTTAAGTGGGTGTCTCAGGGCATCAGATAATTCAGTGTTCAGCATGTGCTGTAGGTTGAAATATGCTGGGCCTTGGTCTAACTCTTTCTTACATAGAGCTTCTTCTCCTAAGAGTACAGGGTCAGTAGGTTTGCCCCGTGAGCCATCCAGACCGCCACCAACTCGTAAAGTAGGGTCATTGTCCATCTTTCCTAGTAAGTACGGTGCTAGTGTCTCTCCGTAAGTTTTAGCTTCATCCTCTGTTGGATATCGGCCAGTCCATACTCTAATCGTGTAACCACGGTCAGGTAGGTTCTTATAAATACTATCCACAGTCTGAGGCGTACCAAGATACATGATACGACCTTTCTGACATATAGATGTAAAATCCTTTGACAGATGTTCGAGGGCAGCACGCTGTATTTCAGTCGTACCATTCTTTGATGATTCGATATCATCGGGTATTAGTAAATCTGCACGACGACCCTGCATGTTTGCAGTTATGCCGATACAAGCCACTGAGGGCGATTTCTCCGGCCCTTTTAGTTGCCAGTTAATGTCGAATGCTTTGGATGAAGCTCTATCGCCATGTTGCCTGTCAGGGCGTATACACTCAAGTATATCCCAGTTCATAATTATCTGGATTACCCAGTTTGCAATCTCGGCAGCAACTTCACTACCAGCTGATACAATTAGAACTCTATGCTTACAATCATGTATTAGTTGCCATACAGCGAACATAGCCACGATTGTTGATTTTGCTTGAGAACGTTGTGCCTGAATCATCCCGTACTTGACGTCTGACTGTAGGAATCTTCCTATATCTATCTGTAACTCTGAACATTGGAATCCCATTAGTTCAGTCATACAGTCGTATAAGAAATCTTCGAACAGTGCGTAGTGTTCACGTAGTGCTTCTACATCTGCCCAACGTTGAGCCGTTACTTGCTCAACATCAGACAAACGTAAGAACCGTGTGCGGTCCTCACATATACGTGTAAACTCTGCGTCGTCGAATTGGCCATCATCGTCGTCATCTAGCTCCTGTAAAGGTTCGGATAACTTGGATAACTCTGAACTACGCGCTCTTAATAGTGCGTCTAAGTCTTCGTCTGATATCGCATCCAACATCTCCTTGCGGGTTAGTTGTGTTTTATCCATATTACCTCGTCTTACCTGTTTTCAATTGCCCAACTAGAACCGGCCTCTACTGTACAGTTGTAAGTATTTATTACGTTAGCTACCTTCCAGTAAATTATATCACCTTGTAATATACGTGCGTGACGTGCGCCTGAAAAGTGCGCAACGTCTCTACTACCTTGTAGACTGTATATATAATGAGTTTGTGTGTATATAACTGTATGTACACCACCTCTGTTACGATGTAGTTCCAGTCGATACTCTCCACCGTGTGAACCATCTACAAGGAAGTCCCAGCTAACTGAGTAGTCAGTTTGCGACGTACCCAAGAACCTAAGCTCACCGTTTGCAGGTGCATCAAAGTGTTGTAGGTCTGTTGCGACTTGTGTACCCAGTAACCTTACCGCTGTATTAAATACTGGTATACCTGTCTCCACTGCCACTGTTACATCGCTCTGACCACCAACAAGAGTATTGTGGACACCGTGATTACCTGACCAAGCAGAAACTAAGTCTCCTTCACTTATGTTTGGTGTTATGTTTGCATCCGCTGGATTAATAACACCATCACGGGTTAGTAGTACGTTCACCAACTCTAACGAAGATGGGTTAGCGAAGTTAGTCGGACTAAAATCCAGAAATGGTTGTAATGTACCTAAGTCAACATTCATGTCTGTCAAGAAACGTGAGTTCATGACCAACCCTACACCAGCTTTGAACAGCGGCTCAGTAGTTGTGTCTGACATGTTACGTGTAATTGATGTGGTTATTCTAAAACCACCTAACCAGATTCCCTTTAGTGTCAATGATGGACTACCACCAAAACGTCCCGTACCTGTCTCAAGTCCCTGCCTGTAGTTATCCATAGTCCCAAGAGACGTACAGTTATTGTAGTTTACCTTCTCTACTTCTATAGCAGTAAAACCGTTGCTACTAACAATGTTATATACTTGTGAACTAACGCCCGAAACCTCTATGTGTAAGTTGTCGAATAATACGTTACCCGAACCACCGCCATCAGACACAAACATCGTGTAGTTATCTACGGATGATGTTAATCCTGATATATCAAAAGTGTACCCTGATATGGTTAACCCTGTTGCGGGTACTGTAATCGCTTGACTACCCATATCTATAATACCGTCTAGGAAGTAACTTGTTGTACTGTCTAAGACACCTGCTAGGTCACTCGCTTGAGTAACTATTACTTGTTTGTTCCTATTTCCTACTCTACCATAAGGCATGTTACATCCTCGTTAAGATACTACTACAAACGTACCTGTTGTTACGATTACCAGTTCACCACTCGGTGCTATTAGTGGTTCGTAAAACCCACCTACACTTACTGGTACTGAACCAGCACCACCACCAATACTAATAGTTAGTGCCGCATCTTTCGCTAGTACCATTAGATACTCTCTGCCTCTACGTGCGGGTAATGTAGTATTACCTATGTAATCAACTGATTTAAAATTTCCGTTATTCGTTGCCATTAGTGTGATTTCGCCTCATTTGCAGCATCAGCCAATCGTGACTTCTTCTGCTTCCGTCCTAGTGCTTCGCGTAGACCACCCATGTTTTCATCTTGTTCGATATCACATGTTATGTCATTGTCTTTGAGGAATCGTGCTGCTGTAGCTAATAACGCAGGGGTAGCTGTTTTCACAAATACCCCCGTCATTACCGTTTCGCCCTCTCCGTCGAAAGTGGTTTCTTCTTCTGTATGAAGAACTTGTTCTATTAATACTTCGGTTACATGATTATGTAACGCTGCTAAACGTTTCTCATTTGCTTTCATCTATTCTTCTCCAAACTAGCAATTACTTTATCTATGCCAGATTGTATGAATCCAAGACGAACATCAGTTAATGTGCTGAATGCTTTTAACTCAGTGTTCATTACTTCTAGCTGTGTTTGCTGCTTACTTGTTAATGTTTCTGCTTTCGTCATACGGTTCTCTAATTTGATGAATCGTGTGTCCCGCGCAGTCTTGTCGTACCAGTGCCAAGCACTTACTAATGCTATTAGGCTCAATACGATACCTTCTTTTAACCACTCCATAGCGATTCCTTATTGTACCACTATGTTGTGGTATTAGTTTACTTCGTCGAATAATAATCATTGTAGGCACTCGTACTGAATGCCTACTAGTTTATTACTACTTAGTCCTGATATGGTGTTGATGCAAATAGTGGTGCTACTGTGTGTAACATTACTCCACCAACATCGAAGTCATAATCAATTCCGGTGTCATCAAACTCTAATCTCCATGCTGCTGAACAATCATCCCTGTCCGTGTCAACCAAATCTAACTTCGGAAAGTCAAATGGTAGATATAGCTTCTGCCATAATGGTGTTAAGGTTATAGTACCTGTTGAACCTCCTTCTGAGGCATAGTTGTTGTCAGATGAACCTGAGTAAATACTCAAGGTAGAACGTAACACGTTACTATTGGCAGATTTAAGCCATACTGATATAGCTAATCGTTTACCTCTCAACTGGTTATAAAGCTTATAATCACCACTCTTAGCCAGTGCTACGTCAAAGCGGTTTACTTGATATGCCGCAGGTGGCGTAACTTCCATAGCCTTAGTTATATTGAAGTACCTGTTTGACGGGTTTGTATTACGTGATAATTGGCCATTAACTCCTAGCTTTTGTTCTGCATCTACGTCACCAGAATCCCGCATCTCGATGATGGTTGGGAGTAAGGTAGTAGGCGTAACATCAACTTTGACAGAGTATGAACCGTCAGCAATCGGTGAATTGATTTGAGTAGCTGTGGGTAAGAAGTATAGCGCAGTTCCATCGACTAACTGGACGTCTGTACGTTTTCTATCCTGCAACTTGTAATCTTCACTTCTGGCGTAAGCCTCACCTTTATAAACTCTAAGTTCTTCTACATCACCATGGAAATAATCGACTGCACTGGTGAAACCACCGCGCCCGATTAAGGGTCTGTACCAACCAGCAATGATAGACTTGTCCATCTTGTAAGTTGTTTCCAAAACTCCATCTATGAATAGCTGTGCTATCTTATTTGGGTATCGTGAAAGTCGTATGTGGACCCAAGTATTTAACCGTAGAGGCGCTCTAGTCTCATAGTCAATTGACTCACCCGCAGTACTTCTATTGTTAGCAACACGTAAATGACCTAACGGTCCCATTGTCAGTGCTACGGTATTAATCTCACTTGTACTACCGAAATCAATTATAGTTGACTGTTTCAATGTCTTTGGTCTTACCCATAGCTCTATTGAAAACGCGCCATTGCCCCAATAAGTCGGTGCTGCTTGGTCTGTATTGTTGGCTACTTGAACTTGTAGGAAATCACCTACCCCATCGAGTTCTATCGCTGTATCAAATATACCACCAACAAACGCTGGTGTTCCAAACGAGGCCATAGCTGTTGCAAACGGACTAGTATCAGTTACCGCAGTACCTGCTACACATATTGCCGCTAGTGGGTAACGTTCATCATTGAACGTATCTAATGTAGTGTCACTGTAGAATACATCTTTACTAGCGTTAGTTATCAAGTTCTTAAATGCTAAATCACCGTCTGTAACGGCAGTTTGAAACATGTTCACATCTTGATAGGTGTTAACACCAATATCTACATCACTATTTATAATCTCAAGAGATTCGTGAGTACAACCTGCTAATGAGTTACCTGATATGGTTACACCTGTACAGTTTTCAATATACATAGATACTTTAGGATGAACGAAGTTCGCCCCGTTGTTCTTATATCTGAATACGTGCTTAGATGATGATGTATCACTTCCTCTTGTAAAGTTGTTACCTGTGAATGCTATGTTGTAGCAATCAATAAGTTTAACATGGTTCGAGTGTTCTGCTGCAACTACTGGTAGGATATAAGACTCCCGCCAAGGTGCGCGTCTCGCTGAACGATAAGCTAAGTTACTTGTCATGGTCCAATCAGAACAATCCTTTAACGTTAATGCCTCATGACCGCATGTATCGAAATACATACCATATAAGATATTCTCGTTAGAATACTCTGCTACCATCCCCGCTTCGTAGATGTACTCGACTCTACTGTTTGAGAACGTGTTGGCACTTGAGCCACTCTTCAATACTATACCTTCTCGGCATGAGTATATGTATAACGATTCGAATCTACCATCGAAGACTTTCGTGCATTGAAGACCTTGGTCACACTGGTTTAAGAATGTGTTAGATATTCTATTTACGTTAGTTGCTCCATACATCAGTACACCAGCACCACTCTTAAAGTGTCGTATATTACAACCGTCAATTGTAGCTCCCCAACTCATACTAACACCATGAGCTTGGTTTGCACCTACAGGCGTACCTGTTACTAAGCCGGTAACGTCATTAAGAACTAACCCAGTTGGTAAGTTCCCACAACTCCAAGTCATAGCTGACCCAATTGTGTCTGTAGACAATTGATAATTGTACGGATGACCTTTTACTGCGACTGGCCAATAGTTAGCTTTACCTATGTTTAACTCTAATACCTTCTCAGCTTTACCACCTGAGAATAAGATGAAGGAACCAACGGTATAACCTGTGGCATCTGTTCCCTTTATATGGAAATGAAATCCTCCGGTTGTTGTGGGCGTACCTGATACAATACAATCGACTCCATTCGGAGCTACTGCAATTGACATACCTAAAGCCATTTGTGTAGCAGTTGGGTAACCAGCCTGTGTATTCGGGTAACGGTCTACCACTTCACCTTCGAGGTTAATCTCCCATGTATACGGTCCAACACCACCAACGACTCTTATGTAAGCTTCGTATGGTACGTTTAAAACTGTCTCCAATAAAGTATTACTAAATATCTTTGGATAACCTGTATTAGTACATGACATTGAGTAAGGTAGTTCATTGACTAACTCACATTTTGCAAAGTCTGTATGGTCTTGATACGTTACAGCTACTCTAGCTTTGTAATCACCATGTGAACCGAGTGCAGGTGTACCAGAAATGATTCCGGTTAACTTATCCATTACTAATCCCTCTGGTCCATCTAGGAACCAATAGTAGAGATTTTGTATACCCTTGTTCTTAACTTCCACTTTCTCGTAGTAAGCATTACCAACCGTACATGTACTCATGTCTGGATATTGTGGGATTATAATTACATCACTTACAGACAACGAGAAATCTTTATGCTTCTCTGTACCATCAGCGTCGTACACGTAAATAGTTACGTACTTAGTCTCAGCTGTTGTAGGATTGACACATGTAACCCAACCAGTTGATGATATAGCGAACCCTGATGCTAACGTCCCGACTACTACCCATTTATAAGGTGTAGCTGGTGTTATTGCTGGGTCAGTACTAATACCAACACCTGTGCGATTACCGCCTCTTACGATTAACTGCCAACCGACATAACTAGCATCACCAAGTTCCATACCTAAGATACCATCACTTTCGATGAATAGTCCACCGTCCTGTCTTGTATCGTCAGGGTCGATTACACGTAGTTCTGCTGTTGACGATGCTACACCGCCTAAATCAGAAACGCCTCGCACAGCTGGATACCAAGTGCCGTGGTCTAGGTCGTAACCATCAACTACGATGTGTTCAAGTAATACTTGTTCACCCATCTCGACAACACTACCATCACTGGCCAGTTCTATATCTCTGTCTGCATATATAACAGGTGTGTTCTGCCAGTTGTATTCATTGGCATAACTTGAATCTCGTTGTGGGTAAGATATTGTATTCTTATCACCGTACAATGATATATTGATTGGGATATGAATGTATTTCTTTAACCGATTATTACCTATAAGTTGTAATCTGTTTACCGCACCTGAGTTACCTTCACCTATTGTTGCTGAATCGTTCAATGTTCTTAGTGTATTCAAAGCAGTTTGGATAGCAAAATGTTCATCTGCAACATTGTTACCTACCGCGCCCCACATTGTTGTGTTAGGGTTTCCTACAAACTGTCTTACCCATACACCTTTTGCATACTGTATACCAGATGCACCAACACCATTTAGGAAATCTTCAAGACCACTCCATGCACCGTTGAACGGTACTTCTGGGTCTATGAACAATCCACCATCATGCCACTTCTTTTCTATATCAGCACGCCAGATGAAAGTTCCACCACCATGCCTTTGTGTAGGGTCAACTAAATATAACGCTGCTTCATACTGATACGATGTAGGTGCGTAATACATTGATACAGATACCATCCCGACTTGTTCAGCATCTAGTAAATCATTTATGTCATCGACGTTGATACCACCACCACCGATTACTCCATTACCTCCACCATTTGCGGCTTCGACTACACCCATTCGATAATCTAGTAATACAAGTGCGTCTGCGTCTTCTTCTTCTAACATTAAATGTTGTAAATTAGAATCATCTAAGTGTTTACCACGAAGGACCGCACCATTTACGTAATCGTTTACTAAACTGTTTCTTGGTATTCTACGTGTAATCACTAATCTAGCGGCATTTGCTAATGGGTTGACTAGTTCTATCTGTGTGTCGTTAACCCACGTATAATTCTCTTGGAAGTTATACGGGTTGGATTCCAAGTGAACGAATACGTAACTCTTGTCTATGTAGCCTAACGTAAAGCTTACTGGAAATATCGTTTGTACTCCGTCACCTATGTACGTTCTGGAAGCGTTAGCCATTTTTACCTCATTAAATAAGCCCCACGAAGGGGCTATTTGTTATTGTTATTGTTTAGCTATCACCTCACTGGCTTCCTCTAAACGTTTAGTTACACCATCGTCACCATCTGCTTTACGCTTAAGGTAATCTTTGTTGTCTAGTAGTTCGGTTGCTGCTAATTGATAATCACCTTTATTAAAGTGCTTTACCCACTTGTATGATGACTTTACATCACCACGGTAAGTTAGTTGAACTAGTTCTGCTTGTAACTCTTCTGAGAAATCATCAAACCCTTCAAAGACACCTTTGGTTCGTTTGACGTATTTGGCTACAGTTTCCTTAAACGGTTTGCCAATGTTCTCACCTGTCTGACCAACGCCAGAGGTAATAACACCTTTATCATCTTCGTATTCTCCGTCTACTAAACCTTCGACTTCAACAATACGTTTCTCAGTAGCATCTAACGGTCCCTCTTGTGCCTCTACTTTATCAACAGCCTGTTGGCCATGATATGTAAACATCTCAAGCATCTTGGATAGCATCTCTGCCATTACTTCTCCTATTGCAGTGTTACTTAATGGTAATAGGTTTCCGGCTGATTCAGCCATACCTTGTACGTCACCTTGACTACCTGCCTTACCTACTTCTAGGTAATCATTCATCAAACCTAATACTGGGATTTCTCCGGCTACTTTCTCAATAGCAGACCCCACACCATCAGCGTTCTTTAGACCGTCCTGACCTAAAACTAGGTCATACATGTCAGCAAATATACCAAATGCGTTGATATACTTAGGTACTTGTGTTTGTTGCGAGTCGGGTACATCTAACACTAACTCACCTGCCACTGCTCCGATTGCCCCACCTAATGCTATGAACTTACCATAACGAACCAGACCTGCTAGTGCTGCATTTAACAGTACACCTGTTACAGCCTCGGCATCACCGAAGGCCATAGCCCTACCCATTGATTTACTTTGTGCAACGAGTGGCATAGAACGGAATTGAAATATGAGAGCCATCATGGGTTTATTCATAAATGGCGGCAACTCTCCAACGTGTGTACGTTGTATCTGTTGTGCTTCATCACGTATCATTGCGTACTGCAACTCTTCGCGTAATCCTTTATCCCAGTCACCTATGTTGAGTCTTTCTAACACACCGTTGTTATCAAACTGTGCGTGTGTTTTGAAAGCTTTCTCTAAGGCAGCGTTCTTACCTAATGTATCTGTCAGCCCGACGTCAGCCATACGTAGATTACCCATTACACCTGTACCTTTGGTAAAGTGGTTGGCTATATCTAGTATGAAGCTTCCTTGTGTTACTCTTGATTGTGCACGACGTATTGCATTATAGCCCGTTACTTTACCTAATCCGCGAGATGCTTCTGCCTTTATGTCACCACCTGTAGCTTTGTTAGCTATCTGTAACGACATTTGACGTACTTTACTCATTTCATGTAAGGTTGCTTGGTCTAAGTGAACTGTCTGCCTATCTAAGAACTCAAGGTCGTCCGTTATGTTGGAAATTGATTGAATTTCTTCTATAAGGCGGCTGTCCGTCTTGTCTCCACGGCCCATTGCCAGTAGCTTCGAGGCTACTTTTTCATCACTGAACATGTTCATAACACTACGTGTAATTACTTGGCCTGTCTCTATCAACTGAGTAGAACCTAAACCACCCATTCTTGTTAATACAGCTAAGTCTTTCATGTTACGTAGTATTGGGTCGAGTCCTTTTGTTAAGTTACCTTGCTTATCACGTTGGTACATGTTTGCAGTAGGTCTTCCAAACAGTTGGTCAATCGTATCATCGAACATGGTTAAGAGCTTCTTAGGGTCAACACCCTTTTCGGTAGCTTCTTCAATCATGTTACTTCTGAATATATTGATATCTGCTTTGGTCGATAACAGTCCATCAGTTCCTTTGGCTAAACCAACCCAACCAGCTACGCGGTTACTATACTTAATACCCATACCTATCACATCTGTCTCAAGTAAGTCCATTACTTTAAGACCCTCATAGTCAGCAGTTGTATCTATGTCTCTACGCTGTTTAGCACGTGAATCCATAGTAGGTTCGAACTGGTCAATATTGGCAAAGTCGTCACTCATAACATCATCGAACAACTTCTCAGCTTGTTCTCTGGCTTTGTCATTGGATAGTGGACTCGCGTCAGTTTCTAAACTTCTGTAACCTCTCGCTAGTGCACTAATTACCTTAGCTTTACCATGCGTGGTTACTGCGGCTCTAAACTTACCTTGTTGCCAGATGTGCGGGATATAGTGTTTAACCTTACGGTCTTTTCTGAATCCAGCTGCACCAGCATCCACTAGCATGTTGTGGTTAGCATCCATGTAGTAATCCCATTGGTCAGCAAAGTCTGTTACGGACTTGTCGATGTGTTTGGGTATTGGCTTTCCTTGACGTCTGTACGATTGTACTAAGAACAAGTCTTCGTTAAACTGTTGAACCACCTCACTAGTTTCACCAGAACGTTCTCTAGCTTTCATTCTACCCCAAGCACCTTTGCCTTTGCTTTGTGCATAAGCATCAATAATCTTACGGTATTGTGGAACTATTTTACTAGCACTATTCTTGAATGTTGCATCAGTGATGATTGCTGAGGATGGTGCGCGTTTAGCGTTACCTCCAAAACCTCTACCAGTCTCAGTTACTTTAGCACCGAAGAACATGGCACTCGTTAGTTTGCTATCTAAGAATAACTCACCAACACCACGTGTCATGGAACCTAACATGCGACCAACATAATCAAGTGCACCAGTTGGTTGTATAGCTAACATGAATCGTCGCTTCTCGCCACTTTCCTCAAAATTAGCCAAACCAGCTGTTACTTTATGTTGCTTATCCTCAACAACCTTCTTTTGAGCATCAGCTAATAACTTCTCAGCTGTGGCTTTTTCATCAGGTGTCATAGTCTCAGGTGCATGTTCTAATGTATCAACCATTTCTTCGGTTAACGCTGTGGTTGGTAACTCTTCTTCCACTTTTGGAGTAGGTTCGTCAGCTTTGGCTTTAACCTCTTCTAACTTAGCTTTCTCTAATTCAAGTACCTTAACCAGTTTTTGGTGGGTTGCCTTCTTCTCTAGGAACTTAGTTCGTGCGACAGCGTGTTCATTTATCAAAGCAGTTGCACGCTTTTTCCAAGCTTTTGTTACTGCGGCCCGTATTTCAATATCACCATACGCATCAAGTTGTCTATCCAATTGCTCAAATAAACTCTTCTTGTATTGGTCTGGTTCAATTGCTGCATCCTTGTGTACTCTACCAGATATCTTTGTCATAAGTACATCTATGTCATTTAACACTTTCTCAGGGTGCATGGCCGTAGGGTCATTTGATACAGGGTTACCTTTTTCGTTAGGGTCAGTCACTGCATCGTGGATACTTTGTATCTTAGCTTCTGAGTTTGATACAACCGTCTCTAACTCTTTTACTTTCTTAGTACGTGCAGCTATGTCAGCTTCAACTTCTTTTGCTGTAGCCTTAGCTTCTGCTGATTGCTCTGGGGCTGCTTTCGTCTCAGGCTTCTCCGCTTTCTGTTTTGCTACACGTTCTTTGTGTGCTTTGTTAGCCACAGCTAAAGTATCAGATGCTCTAAGCACATCCACCAAGTCATTAAACGTACCATTACTTAGTACTTGTTTATGTACCTTGGAACGACCAATCTTCTGCATACGTTTTGTGATTGCATCTAAACGTCTCTGTTTAGCTGTATCATCTAACTTTTCCGGTACAGTAGTACTACCATTACGTTTGTTAATAGCTTGTAACTTCTTCTTTAAACCTTCCATTGACTCAACTGTAGGGTCTTTGAAAGCGTTCTTACTAGAATTAGTTTTGAGTTTTCTAGTGAGTATCGGACCTTCTTCTGCATCTTTGTCTAACTTGGTAATACGCTCTTGTTTAGAACGTGCTATCTGTTCGACTAACATCTTAGCTTCGAATATCTCTTCCTTCGTTGGGTCTGGTTTACGTCGTAACATAACCATACGCTTCTCAGCATCATCAATAGAGAAGTGTACCGGAGTAGCATCGGGGTCAATGGCAGCATCGTGCATGTTCTGTGTAGAACCAACTTCACGTGACTGTAAATCACCAACCTGTCTAACTTCTGGTGACAACGTGTGGTCTTCTTTACGTAATTCAGAGAAACGCTTCTTCCACTCAGGAGTAGTTATGCGACCACCCTTACTGTTCTTCTTGTCAGAGTATTGTACTACACCCTCTTCCTGTAACTTAGCAACAATCTCAGGTCCAGATAGCTTACGCATAGACTTCTTAAAGGGCTTGGTCACTTGGATAGTGATATTAGGATTGTCTAACTCAAACTCAGCTAATTCCTCTGATGTTATAGCTTCTAGCCTATCTATAAGTTTTCCATCATCGGTATTCTCTCTTAACTTGGCTAAGGACTCAGGTGTTACTTTATCTAAACCACCAATCTTCTCCATAAGTTTAACAAGCTCAGGGTCTTTTCTTACCTCGGCCAAAACCTCTGGTCCAGTACGTTTACGTAGAGTCGTCTTGTATGGTTGGTCTACTTTAACTCTGGTAGTAGGGTCTGTTAATCCTAACTCATTCAACCTTTCCGAAGCTAAGTCAAACTCAGTTAACTTCTCCTTCGCTAAAGCATTAAGCTTTTGTACAAGCGCGGTAAACTCAGCGTCTCCCGATTCTCTAGCTAGTTTGTTCATATCTAACATGTCGTGGATTAATGATACTTCCCGCGACCTACCAGCAGTCAACTCAAACGCATCCTCTGCACTTATACTAAAGTCTCTGTTAATTACGTCAGAGAACTCTGTGATAAACTCAGCCTCAGTCATTGCTTCTGGTATCGTACCATCTTCATAATGTGAGTGGATTTCGTCAATGTGTTGTCCTAGTAATTCAGTCTGGTTACTAGTCTTGCCTTGTAACACTTGGTCAAATACATCGACCTCAGTCCACTCTTTTTGAGTGAACATAACATCTCTAATCTCTTGTAAACGTGCTGCTGGTATATTACCATCAGGGTATGCAGAGGCTAGGTGTAGTATCTCGGAGTTAATACTCTCAGACATTTCCATAAGCTCGGGACTACGTTTAACATTAGCTTTATTGTTATTGAAACCAATCTGTTGATTAAGTAGTATAGCCATTGGTGAGTCTTTAGGAAACAAGTCACGTACCTTACGTGCTGCCTTCTGAAAACCTTTTGTTGATATAGAATTAATACTTTCCCACGGAGTATACTTTGTTCTCTTGGGTCCGGTATCTATACCAGCTTCTTTAACACTTACACCACCTTTTGTGGACGAGGTAGGCTTTTCACCCATGACTTCTGCCATAGCTGCATCTGCATCTATTCGTTCTTGTGGGGTATGCTTGATAGCATCAGGGTTGTTTATGTTCTCGTCCAACTCACGTATCTCTTCTCTACGAGCTTCTAATACTCCTTGATGGTTACGATACTTACCAACACCTTTCATTACACCAGCACCAACGCTACCTAAACCAACACCGAATGCTGAACCCATAGCAACTGTAAGACCGTAGTCTCTAACTGTGAATGTATGGTCTGCACCTAGTTGTGGTAAGGCATAGATAGATTCTTCTAACATACCTGCACCAGCCCATGATGCTACCTTAGCAGAGTTGGTGAAGTATTTACTACCCGTCCATAAGCGACCTTGTATTTGATTAGCTACTTGGAACATACCAAAATGCTTACCAGCGGTTTTCAGTAATGTACCTGTACCAAGACCTGTAGCATAAGTAAACGGGTCAGCTACCATAGCCAACGCACCATAACCAACCTGTGCATATAATGGCATATTGTCGGTCACTTTGTTGTTAGCTATATCTTCGATGATTTGGTCACGTATCATAAGGCCAGCCGCCTCACCATATTCATCTACTTCTGCTAGTATCTTTGTATGAAACTTAGGGTCTTCAACACCTCTAGTAAATTCCTCTACAGGGATATCATAGTCTTCCTTGTTCATACGCGCTGACGTCAATTCATCGGATTGTGATAAACTAGCCAAACCTGCCATCTGTTCATAAGTGGCGTTGAACCCTTCCCAGAAAGTCTTCTCCTGCTCAGGTCTACTCATAATACTCAAATGACCATTACGGGTAGCCTTGTTATATTGTTCAGCCATTTCTGGTGAGAACTGTAGTGCAAAAAGTATAGACTCTTTATCAGTAGTACCCATTGTTGCTGGGTCAATCTTCTGACCCCAATTAGCCTTCTGATGTTGGAACCTTGCTACTTTACTTTGGTCCTTATGTAACTCGAACAATGCAGCATCGAACTCTTCTTGAGTTGCTTCACCGTCGTTGTATTGCTCAGTTACTTTTGTTAAGTTGACTTGGGCTAACTCAATAGCCCTAAATTCATCTTCCTCTAAAGGTTGACGTAACTCACCATATTGGTAAGGACTCAAATCTGAAAAGAACTCTTTGTAGTCATTATGCAAAGCAGGGTCTTTCTGCTCACCGAAGCGGGTTTCGTACTGGGAATAACCAGCGGTCATTTGTACGAAACCCATGTCGATATCAACACCGTTAACAGTCCTCTTAGCAGTACCAACAGCACGACCAAAATGGTCCTTGCTATTCATATCTGCTGTGACGTCTCCACCCGCTACAACAGCTGCACTCAGCTTAGATGCTTCCGCACCCTCGGCTGTGTTCTTGCTTCTGTCAGGATGAACGCTCTCTTCTGTGTTTACATTTTCTAATCGTACAGCCTGACCTCCTGCTGTATCTAAGGTGTCACCATCTTTACTACGTGTTACAATGCTCATATCTCTTCCTGTTATCTTGCTGTTCTATTTTGTGCATCCGTTGATTGTTGTGCACGATTAAGGAAACTCTGTTTCTCAATCTCTGCCTTTAATTGTTTTGCATTACTGCGCTGTTTAATAAAGTTATCCATAGCATGGAAATGCTCTGGTGTTATTAATACAGGTGATTGGAACTTAGTACTATCCATCCACATGCCACCATTCGGAGCCATCTTGTATGTCATTGTACCTTTGAGTTCACCATACGTCTTTGTGTTTCGTATAGGTATACCGTTCTCGTCCTCTGTCTTACCCATACCTATTGCAATCAAACCTGTCATTAGGTTCTGGTCAGGCTGTTGTATTGCATCTAACAATGCCGGTACTGTATAGTTAGGTAGTATCTTGTTGATGCTTTCAGCACCATGTATAGGTACACCGTCATACATTATTGCTTTATTCTTAGTTGCATCATGGACAGCTTGCTTAGCTGCTGCATGGTCGCCACGACTAGCTGTTAATGCTTTACCATATACTGCTAAGTAGTCACCGATATCACCAGCTTCCGCGTTCTGTTTTGTAAAGCCACTTATTAAATTTGACATGTACTCACGTTTAGTCAAACCGTCTTTACCACCAACACCAACGTCATTCCAGTCTGCTGCGAAGTACTGATTGTTCTCAATATTTTTATGATACTCGGCCACATCTCTGCCAATCATATCAGCGGTTTTACCCTGCTGTTGACCTTCTGAGATTATCTGATATTCATTATAAGCATCTTGGCCTAACTGATTGGAGAACTTAGCTCTGTCTGCTGACTCAAACTGTGCGAACACTTGCATAGCGTTTTGTGCTGCTTCGGTAGGTTGACCATTTTCATCAACCATACTGCCCTCTGTAGCGTACCCACCGATGTATGCTTTACCTAGTGTTTTAACTAGACCACCATCACTCGTTGAATCTGCCCACATATCTACAACACGTGAACCAACTTCTACTGGTTGTGAGAAGATAGCACTTGCAACTTCACGATTTGTCAATTCTTCATCACCTGTGATAGACATTACTAATCGCTTTGTACGCTCCTGAGCAGCTGCCACAGACTCTTCTTTTGTAGGGCTAATATCGTATAGCTTTCCACCGTCACCTTCACCAGCTGCCGCCTGTGCATCTATAACGTCTTCGAATCGCGCTGCTGCTACCTCTGCCTCAATTGCCTTTTTCTCAGCTGGCTTTAATAAAGCATCAATACTATTCTTACCGTTCTGAATACTTAGGTCATACTTAGCAGTACCTGACCCACGTTCAGCGTGTTCGTCAAGCGCAGCCATAGCCTCTTCTTTTAAGTCGAGATACTGTTGGTGCGCGTCTGGACCGGACACGTTGTTGAAGGCTGTACGAGCTTCTGCTACAGATAAACTAATAGCATTACTTGCTTTAATATCATACTTATTGATAGCGGTATCTAGTACCTGCTGTTCTTTAGCATTATAGTTCTTAAGAAAACCAAACTCTTTGGCCATATTAAGCATACCAATATTACCACCAGCAATAGACTGGGCTAACTGGGCTTTCATCATACCTGAGTAAGCCACAGGGTCAGCTGTAGGCGGTTTAGCTGCACCGCTAAAGAATGCCTTAGCTTTATTGTGAAAGTCCGTAGCCTCTGCCTCAGACGTTATATTCTTTGCATCAGTTGTGAATGTATCGAACGTACCACGAATACCTTGCTCAGTCTCTTTACGATTCTGTTCTAAGGCAAAAGCTGTATGTTCTTTATACTGTGACCGTACTAAGTTACCTGACGCTTTAGCCCAAGCTTGTGTTATCAGTTGCTGCGTCTCAGGGTCACTCTCATAGCCTGTTAGCTTTGTGTCTAATTGTGCCCTTAGTTTCTCAGCATATTGCTCTGGTGTATCAGCTGCGGATTCTGACACTGTATTAGCAGCCTCAATATAATCCTGTTGAACACCATTCATTACACCACGTTGCTGTGACTCACGGTAGCCTTGATACTCTGGGCTTTCGCCATACATAGCTTTCTTCCAGCCAGTACGTTTGTTGCCTTCTGCTACTGAGTCTCTTGCCTCAGAATCACCTTGTTTGATACTTGCATCTAACGCTCGTTGAGCATTAATGTTTTGGGCTTTATTACCGAGTAGTTTGGTAAAGGCTGTACCGAGAGAGCGACCAAGGTTCTTGGCTGCTCCATCAATATCACTTACTGCTTTAACACTCTGGGTCGTTGCCGTCCTGTTAGCTTCGCGCATTGCTGGTGGATTAACTAACCCTGCATTGGCGTCACTGGTTGCTGTTCTTGCTGGTTGGCCAAACTCTGCCATCGTGCTTCTCCTAGATTTTTAATGTACCTGCATCAGCCTTTGCTGGTTTACTTGCTAAAGCTTCCGATATAGCTAAGTCACCCAATTCAAATGATGATGCTGCATTTAATAAATTACCTATTAGTGATGATTTGGGTTGCTCTACTCTTGCCTGTAGTTGCATATTCGCACCATAGATACCAGCTTTAAGCTGTTCTATCTGTTGGTCTGCTGCTTTACCACTTGCGGCCATAGCCCACTGTTCATTCACTTGTGACTGTTGTATACCAGCTTCTACACTAGCACCTTTAGCACCGGACAATGCCGATGATACACGTGCTGCTGCTTCCGCTTCGTCTTGTTTTTGACGTATACGTGTATTAGTCATAATCCTATCACGGTTAACCGCAGAGATATTCCGCTCTCCGGCTGAACGTGCATTAGATGCTGCTATCTTACTGGATACTGATTGAAAGGTACTGTTGTACATGGCAACTGTCTCAGCTGATTCTACACCAGCCGCGAGTGTTGCGAAACCCATGCTACTCTGCATAGCTCCTGCATATAATGACATTATCTCATTCTCCCACTTGATTTATAAAATTGACCATTCCACGATATTGCACCGATAGTCAAACCTAGATAACCTTCTGTGAAGAACTCTATCTTAGCTTGTGATGAATCTTGCGAGTAACTAAAAATCAAGTCACCTGTATGTGCATGTTTCTTACCTATCAGATTATTCGTCTGTCCCATCACTCTACCTTCAAACGGTTGGTCGTCTAGTTCTACGTAGTCCGATATAATCCTACCTGTTACTTCGTGAGTGTTTACCACATACAATCTCCAACGTGCTACCCTGATTCTATCTTGTGTTAAGATAAGACCAGCTTCATCTCGTCGGAATGGTTGTGTCGGGATGTATCTTGCTGACACTGGTACACCTACATGTACTTTACAGCCACCAGCGAATGTCAAATCTTCATCAAATGTTAATACATTACCTACTTTGGTATACGTTGATTTGTACAAAGGATATAACGAACCCTCACCTTGCACAACAATCGTATCATCTGACCACGGATAATTGTCCGGTAACTCTACGGATAGACCGTACTGAGAATCTAATGTTACTAAGTAATCTAAGAAGACCTCGCCACTTTCTGATTCTACATGAGAGTATAAATCTACTTCATATAAAGAAACATTATTATCGTGTCGTGTGAATACCTTTAATGTATCTGATGTAAACGTCAAACCAATGATATCAATATCGTCCGGTAACTCCCATGTACTCCATGAGTTTTGCATTACCTTACCACTGTCATCATAGTTTTCATACACATACAATATATTACCAGCACTTTCACTGGTGGTAACTACAATCATGTCAGAGTTTACACTACCTACCATTCGAGTAATGTGACCTTTCATAAGTCCAACTACATGCTTTGATACGTTTTGGCCGAACTCTTGCTCAGTTGCTTTCTTAGTTGTATATTGTAAAATGCCTGCTGATGCACCCTGATTCAAACCTAGTATAACATTAGCACCCATAGGTACAGGTGCTACGGTCACATCACAATCATATGAAGATACCTTGGGCATACTCACTGTCTGTGGTGTAACTGCAACATTACCATCAATCTTAAATTGACCGTTAGCTGCTACTAGTAACATGTCTCTGTTGTGAGAACTGATATGTTGAATCGCTTCTGTATCTGCTGCACTGGATGTAATTCCTACAGGGTCAGTAACTAATAACTTGATAGCTGATGCTTTAAACCAATTACCATAATCATCTGTTTCTGACATGTACACTGAACCTTTTGCTAAGAACACAAGCCGGTTTTGGAACTGGCCAATGTCTACTAAACGCTCACCGATAAACTCTGGGAAGGGACATGATTCATCATCACCTGTTCTGCGGTCTTTCCAATCACCTGCTGCTACAGTAAACTGCTCAGTTGTGTTATCGTAAGTCACAGTATGTGGCATGGCGTTTGGCCATATATCATACGTTTCATGTGGTGAGCGTGTTTCAGCCCATACACACTCTTCTAAGTATATATCTGTTGTAACTTCATCATCCGCAATTCGCTCAGCCTTTAGGTAGTATGTACCATCTGGGCTTGCTGGGTTAGGTCGAACTGTTATGATAGTTCCGTCTACTGAGTATAAAGGTAAACCTTCTGTCTCAGATATACGTTGACCGAATACTCGCGCACTCCTGTCACCCTGACCTGTTATGATATACATAGTAACCCACTGGTTGCCTATTAGTGTACCAGCCTTCCGCTTAACTGCTAAAGATGAACCCAACACATACACATCATACGAAGCTGTGAACCAAGCTTGTGCTAGTAATGCGTCTGCTATACCTCTGGCCACTGCTGTAGTAGCTCTTGCTTTGTCTGCTGCATCATAATCCGGTGTAGTAGTAGTACCTAAATCTGGTACTGTATAAGACACTGTTGTTGCTGGTGAATCAGCGATACTACCTATACCTACTGTTAAAGTCTCACCATAATTCAATGCTGACAATACGTTTATGTGTGTTACAGGTAATTCGGTATCTATTGAGTTACCACGTAAGATTATCTTGTCCTTGTTCAATAAGTATGTAGTGTCATTGATAGTACGCATCACAATATCACCACTAACACAATAAGGTGCTGCTGCTGTTTGTGCTACGCCAATCTGTATGTAGTTCTTAAAACTTGACACATGACCGTTATCTAAATTCACCATTATGGTAAACGTATCACCGTCTTTACGATACTCATGATGAACATACCGATAGTGACTTTCTTCTATTGGCATAAGATGATTTGCAAACACCAATGGTGGTCTACGTGTCAACTTCTGTACTGGGTCCGACCGTAAGTTAACTTGTAACTCGGCATGACCATCAGCCCTATTTCTAGGTGCTAGTGTACTTACACCATGTATCGGTGTTTTGTATGTGCCTTCAACTCTCATGATTAACCACCATAGTTATTTGGTCGAAATAAACCACCAGCTTGATACGGTCTTTGACCTGACCTTGCTCTGGCTACTCTAGCATTATCGAATACATTAACACGTGAGGAATCTAAGTCCTCTGCATCTACATCAATCTTAGATATACCGGCCAACTGAGTAAACTTCTGCTCTTTAGCTGGGTCTTCTAATTCATCTGCTACGAACTGTGCACACGCCAAATATGCTGCATACTCTTGTATACTAGCTGGCATATCAGCCCACTCTAAAGCACGTATTGTCTTTATAGCAAGTACTGTATAACCTATGTTAAAGGTCTGTGTGAACTGGTTATATACTTTCCCACCACGTTTAACTAATGCTGCATCTTGTGCGACGAACTTAGTAATCTCTTTCGGGATTAATACCTCACCACTCACATCTGCTTGATAGTTTACGTTGTAATCTGTGTTAAACCACCAACCACGTTTCTGTACGCTCTTACGTAGACGATTGACAGTTGCTACAGCATTGGCTACGTCTGGATGTGCCACGCTAAGACTATTAACGGGACTAGAACCAATGGCACGCAGCATCATTTGTACTGTTTCTAACTCTTCCATATTGGATTTCCTTTGCAAAGAAAACAGATATATGAAGCATAATTGCCTCATATACCAAGTGTAATACCACTTATAAAAACCCCTCCTAAAAGGGGCTTTGAAAGTTGTACTAATTAAGCGACTGCGCTTGAGAAGATACCACCAGCCATTTCTGCGCGGTTAGGTGTAACTGCGAATGACAAGTAGCTATCAATGAACCACTGCATCTCTTTCTTATCGAAGTAGACGTCAGAAGTAAGAGGGATAGTCTCACCAGCTAATAGTGCTTTAGGCATTAACAAACATACAACACACTTCGCGTCATTTGCTGTAACATCATAAGCGTTACCATTACCAGCATTAGATAGGAAGTGGGTTACACCAACATCTGATACTTTAGGGAAACGGTTAGTCTTCTGGATACGAACACCACATGACTCAAGTACATCACCTTTCGCATAATCACCGTTCATAGAACTGAAATCACGTGAGATAAGCTTTGAGTTACGTAGTAAAGCGTAATACTGTGCAGGACGTACTAATAGAACTGCTTCTGAGATATCAACATCCTTCTCTTCGATACCTTGGCACAAGTCTTGGATTGCTAGTTCTAGCAAGTCTGGGTCTAGTTCATCACCAACACCAGCTAAGACATTAACAGTTCCACCTTGGAAACCTTTTGGTGCTGTACGCACGATGTTAGTAGGTGTTGAACCTTCCCAACCACCTAGTGTAACGCCATCTGGGTCAACGTTAGTTACCTGACATGCTTTGATGCCCTGTACTAAGAATGACTCGTCGAAGAACTTACCGATTTCTTTACCATGCTCAACACCAATCTCTTTACGAGCGTCGATGTGTGACAAGAATGAATCAAGTACGAACTCGTTTGAACGAGCTAATACAATGGTATCAACTTTGATTGAGATGTTATCGAAAGTAGGTGAGCTATCTGTCGGGCGAATACCACGTGCAACTTTCTGCAAAGAGCTAGAACCAACACGGTCGTTAGTAATAGTATCTGTTCCACGTACTGTCTTAAACTTGAAGAATTGACGCATGAATGATTCTTTGATGATACGGTGTTCAACTTCTCCACCGTATTGCTCGATATATAACGGGTTAACGTTACCAGAATCGACGCCTGCTTGATGACCTGTACGTACCTGTGAAGTTGCTACTTGTTGTCCAATTACTGACATAATTTAAAATTCCTGTTTATTGATTAATAACCACGTGCTAATGATTTAGTACGTCGTGAGTTAAGTGATGCAATTTCTGGACTCGTATCATAGTTATGTCCGTTATCCATTAATTTACGGAGTTCACGACTATAACCTGCTTTGTCTAATGGTTTGCCACCATACTCGCCCGAAGTACCATCAGCTGAAAGAAGTTTCGCTGGTTGTGCTATGAATGAGTCGGAAGATTTAAAGCTTTGTATTAAAGAGTTAATAGCTAGTTCTGCTGCCTTACCACCTTGGGATAGTAAACCGTTAATCTCTTGACGGTCTGCTACTGGTAGATTGGTTTTAGCCCATGTTGCTAACTCTTTAAATGTATCTGAAC